TATGAGCAGCTTCAGAAAGGCATTTACCTTTGCGAGCAGTTTGTAAAAGCGAAAACAAAGCTCCTGGACGAGAAAATCAACAGCCGCTTTAAAACCTTGCGTTTCCGGTTGTTTATCGAACAGCAGAACGGCGGCATTGCAGATGATTGTGAGGCCCTGGTACCTTGTAAAACTGGCCTGGTGCCATTTAAGAGTGCGAACAACGCAGCACGTATCAATGCAGGCCTGGAACTGATTGACACGTTGGCCGAGTATTACGGCGTAGAGCTTCCGGTCTTTGTGGACAATGCAGAATCTGTTACAAAGCTGACACAGACACAGACACAGGTTATCCGCCTGGTGGTATCCGAACCAGACAAGGCCCTGAGATTTGAGAGAGGAGACAAGTGAACATGACAAGAGTACACCCGCAGTTTTTAATGAATGGTTTTAAGAAAGCCGTAGAAAAGCAGGATTTTGGAGAGTTTAACAAGGAATTAACTAACGGCATGAATTACTGGACAAACCTGTTTAATACAGAGGTTGGAGCACTGGACCCGGACGAGGCGCCGCTGATCATTGCCGCACTGGAAGAACTGGCGAGTACCTACAAGAAAACGGTACCTGGCGCAGGAAATATTGCAGATACTTTCCGCAAGAACACGAAAAGCATTGTGTTTATGACGAAAGTACCGAAAGGCAACTAATGGACGGCGAAATTTTTACAATCCGTGCCCGCAGGTGTAAGCGGTGCGGCAGACTCCTGACCAGCGCGGAAGCAGTAGAAAAAGGGTATGGTTGCCAGTGCGCTGCAAAGGCACAAGCTGAGGAAGATGAAAAGAAACCGATACCCGGACAAATGACCTTTGACGATTTATTTAAGAATATGGAGGAGTAGAACATGGCAAACGAAATGACAGTACAGAAAACGGAGAGCCTGAGCAACAGCGAGGCATTTACAAACAAGGTTTTAAAGGAGTTCGGTAGCAATGTGGCCGGAAACATTCAGGTAACTGATTACCAGAGACAGCTGATCCAGGGATATTTTATCGCAACTGACAGAGCATTAAAGATGGCCGAGGAGAAGCGCGTAAGCAAGAATGAAAACAACAAGGATCATAAGTGGGACAATCCGGATCCGATCAACTGGAACACGGTAGACCTGAACGCCCTGGCACTGGATGTTGTGCACTATGCTCGTATGGGCCTGGACATGATGCAGGACAATCACCTGAGCGCTATCCCGTTTAAAGATAACAATCGCTTATCCAGAACCGGCACAAAGATGTACGTGGTCAACCTGATGCCTGGATATAACGGAATCCAGTATATTGCTGAAAAGTACGCGCTGGAAAAGCCGGTATCCGTTACCGTAGAGCTGGTTTACAGCACAGACACCTTTAAGCCACTGAAAAAGAACCGTGAAAACCGCATTGAAAGCTATGATTTTGAGATTAACAACGCATTTGACCGCGGGCAGATCGTTGGAGGATTTGGCTATATTGAGTATGAGGAACCGACCAAGAACAAGCTGATCATTATGACCCTGAAAGATATTTTAAAACGTAAGCCGGAAAAGGCTTCCGGAGAGTTTTGGGGAGGTAAGAAAACAGCCTGGGAGAAAGGCCAGAAAGTGGAAGTTGAAACAGAGGGCTGGTTTGAAGAAATGTGTCTCAAGACCGTAAAGCGTGAGGTTTACAGTGCCAAGAACATGCCAAGGGACCCGAAAAAGATTGACGACGCCTATGAGTACATGCGTATGCAGGAGATCAGACTGGCACAGATGGAAACCCAGGAAGTGATCGACGCAGAAGCAAACCAGGTTGTAATTGACACGGAAGCCCAGGAGACACCGCAGAAGCCCGCACAGCCGGCCTTTTTGACCGACGACGGAGGGCAGCAGGCTCTTGACCTGGGAAGCCCAGCAAAGCCGCAGGCGCACCACAGCAGCAACCCGCACAGCAGGACCGACGTTTTAATGCTGATTAACCCTATAGCATCCGGCAGCAGTGGCAATGCCTATTACATAAGTGACGGGCAAAGCAGTTTGTTGTTGGATGCAGGGATCCCGCTGGCACAGATACAAGCCGGATGTGGTTATAAGGTGTCACAGTTGAGTGGCTGTCTTGTGACACATGGCCACGGGGATCATGTGAAAGCTGCAAAGGCCCTGGCTCGCATGGGCGTGAATATTTACACCAGCCAGGGAACAGCAGATATGGCAAACCTAACCGGGCACCGAATTTGCACGGTGCGAGCACTGGAAAGCTTCCATGCAGGCACATTTGAGGTACTTCCCTTTGATGTTGAGCACGACGTACCGGAGCCGCTGGGCTTCCTGATCCGGAGCACAGTGACCGGGGAAAAGGTGCTGTATTTTACTGACACGGTTTACATCAAATATACCTTTATAGGCTTGACTCACATAATGATGGAAGCCAATTACGACCCTGAGACAATGGAGCAGAACGTAAAAGAGGGCCGCATACATGCTGCCAGAGCCAAAAGAACCATAGGCTCGCACATGAGCATTGAAACAGTTATAAAAACACTGGAATCGTTTGATTTAAGCAGGCTGCAGCAGGTTTACCTGTTACACCTGAGCAATGACAACAGCCAGGCCGCAGACTTTAAGCGGCGCGTGCAGGCCCTGACAGGCAAAGAAGTGTACTTGTGCTAAAGGAGGTCTGAACAATGGCAAGAGCAAGGAACATTAAGCCTGGATTTTTTGACAATGAAATCCTGGGAGAACTGCCAGCATTGACCCGCCTATTATTTATAGGCTTGTGGTGCCTGGCAGACCGTGAGGGACGTTTACAGGACCGCCCCAAACGAATAAAAAAGGAGCTGCTGGGCTATGATGATGTGACTGCAGATGATGTTGACACCATGCTGCAGCAGCTGAATGATAACGGATTTATACAGCGATACGAGATCGCAGGAGAGCAATACATACAGGTAACAAACTTTTTGAAACACCAGAATCCACACTGCAAAGAGCAGGCAAGTGTAATACCTGCACCAGATGGCGAGGATATGGGCCTAGGCGTTGTGGCGAAAATCCACGTAAAAGGGCGCACGGGAACAGCTGGAAACAGCCAAGACCTCCGGACTTATCAGACCGAAAAAGAGCAGGAAAACATAAAAACACCAGATATGCACAGTACAAGTACAGTGCAAGCACAAGAAAAGCATAGAAGTTGCCCGGCTGATTCTCTGATTCCTGATTCTCTGATTCCTGATTCTAAAAACCATACGGTCGTTGCTGAGCAGCCGACCGCCCCGGAACCAGAGGACATTGACGGTGAGGAAGAGACAAAGCCAGGCAAAAGACAGCAGAGTCCTGACTGGAAAACAGCAAAGACACCGCTGGAAAAGAGCTTTTGCAGATTTTGGGACGCATACCCACCAGTGCGAAAGAGAGCAAAACCGGCGTGCTGGAAGAAGTGGAAGCTGATCAAGCCAGACGAAGCCATGGCTGAGCATATAATCCACGCCATTGAGGTGTGCAAGCAGAGCAGTGACTGGAAACGCGGGTATGTGCCTATGCCGCTGACCTGGTTGAATCAAGGACGCTGGGAGGACGTAAGCGAGGAGGTAAACGTAAATGAGCACAGCAACAATGGCAGCAATGCCGCAGGAAGCCATACAGCAGGGTTCCACACAGCCGGAGACTACTAAGCCGGACAAGTACAGCATAAGCACCGCGGAAGCCCTGAGAGAGGGGTACAGCGTGCCGGAGCCGGTACCGGAAACAGTAAGCTGCAAGTATTGTGGCAGAAAGCTGGAATATTACGGCCTGGTTAGTCCAGTGGCACCGCGGCATGTGATCATATGGAAGAGTCGCCCGGAGCGCTGCACATGCAGCAAGGCGCAGGACTTCTGGAAAGACTGGGATGCAAAGGAAGAGGCCAGCAAGGCAGCTGAGGCAAAACAGAAAGCCAGGGAGGAAGAAATGCAGCGGTTCCGCAGCATGATGGAGCGCAGCGGCATGAAAGCAAGATTCCAGAACAGACGTTTTGAGAATTTTGTCCAGGACACCCAGGGACGACGCCAGGCGTACACCCAGGCAAAGAAGTATGCCGACAACTTCCAGCGTATGCGTCCGGTTAAGAATGATCGCAACCACATAACACCGCCAGAGATTGAGCGCAACGGCCTGTTTATGGCGGGCGGGTACGGTACCGGAAAAACCCACCTGGCAGCGGCCATTGCAAACCAGCTGATCAGTGAGGGAACGGCCTGCATCTGCATGACCATGATTGACCTACTGGACAGGATCCGGGAAACATACAAGGCAGCTGGCAGTGACGTAGACGAAGCATACATCCTGAGCCAGTACGAGGATGTGCCACTCTTGATCATTGACGACATAGGCAGCGAGCAGCCGACGGAGTGGGGCGTGAGCAAGATATTTGCCATTATAAACGCCAGGTATGAGGGATATATGCCGACGATCATCACAACAAATTACAGCGGCCCGGAGCTGGTGCAGCGTATGACACCGGAGAGCGGAGACAGCAGGAACGCAGAGAAAACCCTGGACCGCCTGAAAGAGACATGCGTCGGGATTGATATGACGTGGGAGAGTTGGAGGGCGCGCTGATGAATAGTCCGACATTATTGTGCGGCGACTGCCTGGAACTCATGAAACGGATCCCGAATGGCAGCATTGACATGGTGCTGAGTGATCTGCCGTATGGCACAACACGCTGCCGGTGGGACACTCCGATCAATCTGCAGGAGTTGTGGAAGCAGTACCGGCGAGTGGTAAAGAAAAACGGCGCCATTGTACTTTTTAGCGCACAACCTTTTACCACGGAGCTGATCAGTAGCAACAAAGCCATGTACCGCTATGAATGGATATGGAGAAAGACACAACCCAGCGGGTTCATGAACGCCAAGAAAATGCCGTTGAGGACCCACGAAAACATAGAAATATTTTACCGGAAGCCGCCGACCTATAACCCACAAATGACACACGGGCACCAGAGAAAGACAGCGACGGCATACGGAACCAGGGAATCGGACGGCAGCAGCTGCTATGGCCGGGAGGAAAGAAACTATACATATGACTCCACGGACCGGTATCCGGTGGATGTGCTGCAATACAGCACCGGGGACAAGTCCAAGCGCCTACACCCGACGCAGAAGCCCGTGGACCTGCTGGAATACCTGGTCAAGACCTACACGAACCCAGGAGAGACAGTCCTGGACAACTGCATGGGAGCTGGGAGCACCGGCGTTGCCTGCCTGAATACCGGACGGGAGTTTGTAGGGATAGAGCTGGATCCGGAATATTACCAGATTGCAAAAGAAAGGATTGAGCAGCATGTGGAAAATATTTTTTGAATATATGGACAAGTCAAAAATTACATTAACGGGAAAAGGTTCTGACATTTCGCTTCGATTAGCAATGAAATACGACAACCTTTACAATCGCGAAGCGGTTAGAGCTGAGTATCAGAGATACCCCAAAAATAAATATGCTGCAATACCGCTGGAAGCGAAAATTAGACAGTTAAAAGAAACGGAGGAATGAGAGCCATGGGAGAAGAAAAGAGCCGTGATATTGCCGGCATTACAGTGAGATACAGCGACGGCAGCACAAAGGAAATTCAAAGCGGGTGTTGTGTGGACCTGGAAAAGGGCAGCGACGATTTATCGGTTGAAATGTTGAATGTGAAACCGTTCGACCTGGTACGCCTGGCATATGGTCTGGTGGCCGCGGTGCAGCGCCTGGGAATGAGGAAAGAACTTACACAGTATGCAAATGGAGTTACGGAGACGGAAAGTAATGAAGAATGTTGAAGATATGAAAAACATCAATTTTATGGTGGAGCGCCTGACCGAGGACGCGGGGAAAGCATTTTCACCAGCACGGTACAACCTGAAAAGCAGGAATGATGCCATTATAAGCCCATACAAAACATACGAGCTGTTTTTTGAAATTACTTTTATGGTAATTCAGAAGCTGGGAGCATATGAAGAAATCGGGACACCAGAGGAGTGCCTGGAAGCAATGCAGACGGCCAGAGCGTGCCAGGCGCAGTGCCTGGACAATATAAACGACCCGCTGGAACCATTGAAGATCAGCAGCGCACTGAAAAGCGAACTGTTAAAGCTGCAATTTAGAAAGGCAGAGAAGCCGGAAAGCATTAGTCCGCTGGACTATACAGTTATTGCAGCATTGAAAGAAGCACTTGAAAAGAGGGTACAGAGCAATGACAGATGAAGAAAAAGAAATTTTGCGAGAACATTACAAGCGCATGGAAGCAGAGGCGGTAGCTGAAAAGAGGTGCAGCACTTGTGAACACCGTATCCCAACATTGCCTTTTAACCCGTATCCTCCGCAGTGCGAACTCGGAGGAGAGGCAACACATACGTGCGAACGCTATAAATTGGCAGAAGAGTACGCAAAAGAAAGGCAGGACAATGGATAAAATAACCGTTTACACTGACGGTTCCGCCCTGAGCAATGGCCGCCCAGGTTCCGGGTGCGGTTGGGCCTGCAAGCTGATGTATAAAGGCCAGGCACGTATGAAATCCGGCGGAGCGATAGGAGAAACCAACAACCGTATGGAAATGCAGGCGGTTTTGGAAGCCATGAAAAGCATAACTGACAAAACAATACCGGTTGAAATGTATTCAGATAGCAACTATGTGGTGGAAACCATGAACGGCCATTTTGCTATGAAAAAGAACCGGGACCTCTGGCGGAAACTTATGAGGGAACGGCAGAAATTTACCAGTATCCGGTTTATATGGGTAAAGGGACACGATAAGAACCAGCACAACAATGATGTGGATCGCCAAGCAGTGGCAGAATCCCGGAAAGCATTGGAGGCGCAGCAAGGCTGATGAAAGCAGAGGAATTTGTAAAGACATTTACCAAAGAGGAAATTCTGGACGCACTTTTTCATAAGAGCCGCCTGAGTGAAAGAGCGGAAAGAAACTTATGTGTGGCACTGTTTGAGGAGAAAAGTGACAGGTTACTCAATGAAATGGAGCAAAGTACATCCAGGCAAAAACCGAAAAGTTTACGAGAATTTATGCAGCAGCAGGAAAAATTTGAAAAATTAGACAGACAGCAGGAAAAGTTGAGTAAAAACTTTGATTCGCTTGAATGGTAGGAGGTGTGGCAGATGGACAAAATTGAGGCCGTGAGATACCTGAAAGAGCTGGGTAAAGACGCGACGCTGGAAGATGGCGTCGTAATGTTGAGAAGCAGAGCAACCGGCGCGGCACTGGATAGAGAATACAAGGCCATGAAAAAAGGCCTGAAAACAGCAGGGTACAACGGAAGCCTGGGTATCCGAGGCGTGAGACGGGAGGCGGAAGCGTGAGAAAAGCGAGCATGAACTTTAAAAGCGGAGCCTTATATACCAAGGATGGCCGTAAACTTGCCGACATTGACAGCGGCATTGTTGAGTGGGGCGTACAGGTAACAGCGGAAGTCCCGACAAAATCGGTGGCAACGGTCACCAGGAACGCAACCGGAACTATTGAGGGCAAGCAGCAGATCGGCCACCTGGATGTGTTAAGCCTTATGTACGGCATGAGAATTACAAACAACTGGTTAAAAATGCACGGCGGGATCATGGCCAGGAACGGCGGCAAGAAAAAGAAAAGGAGATTGTTTTGAACAAGATACAACAGATTTTTGGTCTGGATCCGGAATACAACAAGAAGATGGAGGAGCAAGCCAGACAGCTGCATGAGAAAGCGCTGGCAGGGAAATGGTGTTGCACATGTGAATATTGCATACCAGTAGACCCAAACCTCCCCGGCTTTGTGACGGCGTTTCCAGAATGTGAATACGGCGGCATGGCCGTCGAAACCTGCAGCAGGTACCGCGTGGCAGGAACTACAATTCGCAACAGTGCCTGGGCTGACCGGATCCGCGAGAGATTTATGAGGGTGGTGTGAAGATGGACAGAAAGGAAACAACAAAGTTCCTCGGCCAGTTACTTATAAACACACGTTTTGGAGGAGCTGGGAAGCACTGGGCCAGTGAGGTAAGCATTGACCCGTGGGGACGAGAAGCAAAAAGAGTTGATTACATGCAATTTTCCCCAGCTGATCAGTGCTCTATATCCGGGATAGAAAAGGGCATATTTACCTGTTACGAGATAAAGAGCTGCAAAGAAGATGTTTACAGTGGAAACGGCCTGAACTTCCTGGGAGAGAAAAACTATATTGTAACCACAATGGAGTGCTACAAGGATATTTTACCGGATTTACGCAGCGGGAAATTTTCCAAACACATGCGTGAACAGTTTCCAGAATCCTCCAACTACTTCGGCGTAATGGTTGCAATACCGGACTGGGCGGAGGCGACAGACGAATTTGAAAAGCCCACGCCATTAGACGCAGAGGTAAGGCAGTGGAAATTGGCGGTCATATTGCCGTGCCGCTATGGACCGAGAAAGCGCTCCATGACAGAATTATTATTTTGTATGTTGCGGAGCGGACATTGAGGAGGAAGAACTATTGACAACAATAATTTTTATTTTAGAGCTGGTCGCCCTAGCTGTCCTGATCATATGCGGGGCGTTGCTACTCCTGGATGCAGGAAGCAAGAAAAAGCGGCCGGAACACAAACCAGAGCCGCAGCAACCGCGACGGATAGCAAAGCACCCAGGCAGATGCAAGAGGCGACCAAAAGGGCAGACTGGCCGGAAGCACCCGAAAGGAAAGAGGGAGGACTGAGCTATGGAGTATACAAAGACAGTAACGGTCAAAAGAACGTACAACGTAGAATTTTACCCAGGCGTATTTGACTGCACGGTGGGCGAATTTATACAGCGGCGGGAACACCTGGGAGTCCCAACACAGGAATTTAAGACCTGTTTTATTTGTGGCCGGCATTTGGCCATGAACAGAATACCGATTGTGATCAGCGTATCCGGAAAAGGAAACCGGTTCGCGTGTGATAAATGTTATGAAAAAAGCCAGAGGGAGAAAGAACATGAAAAAACAGAGTTGTAGAATGACACAGCAGGAGCGGGAAACGCACAGGGAAGCCACTAAGCTCCGTAAAATGACAGACCAGCAGCTGGTTGATTATGTGAATAGCCAGAAAGAACAGGCGGGGCCAGCTAAAGACCAGGAGGCCATACATAAGGCAGAAATCGAAGAGTTGGAGGCGGAGGTCGCTAAGTACAAAGCAAAAGCCAACAAAGCGGAAGTAGAGGCCAGAAAAAATGCAGAAAATGCAGTAAAGGCCATTAAGGGCAAAAGCACCGGAGGAAAAGCAGCGGTTGAGCGATTCCTTCAGGAGCTGAAAAAAAAGACCGGATCCGGCAATGGAATCGGCAACGGTACAATTTTTAAATTAAAGAGAATCCTGGACACAATGCCGGACGATTTCGCAGAAAAGGAGGCGTGATCCATGGCATGGGATTCTGGTACATACAGGAGGGACGCCAGCAAGGCGAACCGCGGCAAACCATTTGAGGATTTTATCAATTTTGCAAACGAGAAATACCAGGCCAAAGGCATAGCAGTCATGCACAAGGTCCCCACGGAGTTTATACCGCTCCGCGGGGCACATGGCCAAGTTGCAAACTGCAAGGTAGATCGCAAGAGTTGTGTGGATTATTTGGGCCGTTTCCGGGACATTCCAGTGGCGGTCGAGGCAAAGCACACCCAGGGAGCTAGAATTGATTTCTCGGCCGTTCAGGACCACCAGGCGGAGTATTTAGACGCATGGATGGAGGGAGAGGGCAGGCAACTTGCTTTTGTGGCCGTAAGTTTTGGCATGAATCGGTTTTTTATGGTGCCGTGGAGCTTCTGGAAAGCAGCTCGCGATTGTTGGGAGAGACACAAGAAAACAAAGCAAAAAGAAATTGCCATTGTGCAGCGGTATAGGTGGACCTGGGAGACACCGGGAACAGCCAGCGCAAAGGCAGAAGATTTGCTTCCAGACTGGGAAGTTGATACAGGCGGTTTTTATGGCCTCCAGTACCTGCAAATAATTGACAAAATAGCAGGAGGAGAAACGAAAAATGAGAACAGAGGACCAGGTAATAACACAATTTAACATGAGATTAATCCGGGCAGTGATGCCACAGGGGGCGCCGATGATAGTCGTGTATGAGGATCCGAAAGACTATCCGGGTCTTTTTGTGGCACGCCTGTTTGATGGCCGGAAAAGTACGCACCTGATAGCCCTGGCGGACACATTAGAGGACATAAGAGAGGCAAAGCCGGAGCGGATGCGGATCGTAAATCGGATAGAACAGGACAGCCTGCAAATTGTGGAAGCCTGGCTCTAACAGAAAGGAGCAGCGAGCATGAGAAAAAAGGCAGCGGGAATATTAAAAGCAGTCTGGACGATTGTGATCAGCGTTGCACTGATCAGCGCAGGCCTGATGTGCCTGAGCCTGCAAAAGCAGGTAGAGGAGCTGAGCAGATTACCAAAAAACGTGCTGGTCTATGATCGGAGCCGCAAAGAAATTGTTGAGTATTACGGCACTCCGGAGAGAATTGGCAGCAGCCTGGTATTGCACGACGCAAACATCCTGAATATTGAGGATGTAAGCCACCTGGTAGAGTAGGAGGCGACTATGGGAAGAAAAGAACGCAGAGCCAAGGAGCGGCAAGAGAGAAAAGAAAGTATCCGCATGACGCCGGATCGTATTTATGAACTGAAACAGAAAACGGCCAACGAAGCCGTCCGGAGAGTGCAGGAGATTGAGAAAGGCAAGGAAAAGCAGCGAGCGGAGACTGCTCTGGACATGCTTCTCCTGTTCGGCATGACATACCTGCATGAGCAGAAAGGCTGGGGAAAGCAGCGACTGGAAAATTATTATGATGGCTGCATGGACCTGCTGAAAGAATTTGAGGACGGCAAGCACACGATTAAGAGTCTCCGGGACAAGCTGGTGGAAGAAACAAAGATAAACCTGGTGGAGGTACAGAACTGATGGAAGAAATATGCACTATAATACCATTACATGTGCTCATGGATATGCCAAAAGAAGTGATTTTTGAGCTGTTTGGGAAGGAGAAAGTAAGACCGACAATATCGGTAGGGCAGAGATTTTTTGTGGTGGAAGATGCTTTTTGCGAATATACAGGCACACAGGAGCCGCGCGGATTGAAAGCCCCTTTTTGGGAAATAAAATGCGACACAACAATAATCCATATGAAGTTAAGGGAAATGTTTTCGCGGAATGAGACGGCATATCAAAACAGTGAAATGACATTAGTATTACACAGACCGTAGAAGGGAAAAAGAAATGGGCGAAAAAGTGAGCAGAAACGCAGAGGGATATCCGGATCCAACATTCGGAGGAGCCTGGGGGAACATGCGCAGGGAAGAAAAACAGCGAGAAGCTGAACGCATGGCAAAAATAAACGATCTTATACCGGTAATGAAGCAGACAGCTGAGCTTGCTGGTTTTGAGGTTGTAGGCCGGATCACACTGAGAGACAAAGGAACCGGCAAAGAATACAGATAGGGTGCTATTCTAAAATCCAAAATATATCACACAATAAGACACAGGCAGCGCAAGCTGCCTGGGAAAGGAGCCGGATGAAAGAGCCGTTTTATTATACTGAGGGCGCAGAAATTGAAATGTTTATAGATGGGAAATGGACCCGCGGCAAGGTTGTAAACGGGTACCGCTTCCGTGATGGGCTTATAACCATGGAAACAGCAGAGGGGCGCCGTGTGTGGTGCGGAGAAGCCTCAGGAGCATGGAGAGAGCCGGAAAGGAGCAGCAGTTGAGCATGGGAGAAATTATTGATCGCATGGCACAGGACACAGAAAGCCATGAACCAAAGGACACAAGACAGAGGTATAAAGGAATTTGCCCGGTGTGTGGGAAAGAAAACTGGATCTGCAAAAGCCTGGCAATGGAGATGGGAATCAATACCGGCGTAGGCAGGTGCCTGGGGTGCGATACATTTTTGCACATTACATACAATCCGGAACGGCAGGAAATGGACCTGGAAAGGTTCGAGGACTACCAGAACAGTAAGAAAGCCCGCGACGATGTGGACAAGATAGCAGGAAACGTGGGATATGGAGGGCAAGACGATGATCGTATATAATGGCACATTGATTGACCTGAAAACAACTATTACGAATATAGCAAACATATCGGTTTCCCGTAGCACGTGGGGGATTGAACAGTTTGTGCAGGAAGCATTGGTGCATTACGCTCCACAGATATACAGCTATGTTTACACAGATTTACGGGGGAATATCCGAATAAACAAAAATGCTTTTGAACACCCGGATGAAGTAATTCAGTTTTTGCCGCTTATTTTGGAGTTAGACGAGGGTGTGGAATATGCAGTTTATTTCGGAAATACACTAACAGAAACATTTTCGTTTATCAGAAAGCAGAAGCCACAAGAGGGATATAATATTACAGTCCGTCCTGTTGCGGAGGCTGAATACATAAATGTAACTTTAATATTTAAGGAGGAAAGCAGACATGATGAACAAAAGCCTGATTGAATGGTGTGATTTCACATGGAATCCCGTGACTGGATGCCAGCATGGCTGCCTGTACTGTTATGCAGCAAAGCAGGCAAACAGATTTTCCGGGAATGTGATGATCAACAAGACCTCCGGGCAGCTGAAAAAGGAGTGGGATGAAAGAGGAACCCGCTGGGTGCTGGAAAAGCCTTTTAAAAACGAGATCGGGAAAGTGACGCCGTTCCCGGTAAAGTTCGAACCTATGTTTCGGGAGTATTGTCTGCCTATGCCGGCACAGAAAAAGAAACCGGCAGTTATATTTGTGGTAAGCATGGGCGACCTATTCGGGGAGTGGGTACCGGATGAATGGATCCGGAGAGTATTTACAGCGGCGCAAGCCGCGCCATGGCACACATATTTGTTTCTGACAAAGAACCCACAGAGATACATACAGCTGGCAGAAGCAGGGAAGCTGCCGCAGCAGGGAAATTTCTGGTATGGCACGACAGTAACAAGACCAGATCAGCAGTATGCCTGGTTTGAGCCTGGCACGTATAACTGGTTTTTAAGCATTGAGCCTATACAGGAGGATTTTACTTTTGATGCATCGTGGGTTATACGGAGTGAAACAAAAGGAACCTATGCGCCACCCTGGATCATCGTCGGAGCTGAGACTGGCCAGCAGAAAAATAAAACGATACCGCAAGCGGAATGGGTACAGCACATTCTTGAATTTTCCCAGGCACACGGCAGCGAGGTATTTTTGAAAAATAACCTGGCCCCTTATTTTACCGGGGAACTGGTGCAGGATTTCCCATTTAGTTATCCCCCTAAGAATTTGGGATAGTGTGGATAAGTCAATAAATATTATGGGCGAGCGTGGAAACACGCCGCCCGGACAGGCAGGAGAGCATGAGAATTATGGGAAAAATGGATTGCGCTATGGAAGCCATGTATATGACAGATTTCTTTGAGGCACTGGGATTTAAACGGGTGCGGGTTATGGTTGATAACAATCGCGGTACTGTTGAGGTTACGCTGCTGAAAGGAAGAATCTGGCCGCTGACATGGAGAGAAAAGGCGTATTTTAAGAAACTGAAATGCTGGGGCGTATGCTATACCGTCCGGAGAATGGTACACGGCATAAAGATATGGGACAACAGAAACTGGGACATAGATTGATTCCGACATTTATGTCGGGAACATATCGGAGAGGAGGCCGACATGGAAATTATAGCAGCATTTGTGGCCGGCGCATTGCTGGGAGCCGGGAGCCTGATCACATGGGCGTTGTGCGCAGCGAATACCATGTATGAGGAAAAACTGAAAAAGGTCAAGACAAATGAAGATATGCTGAAACTGGCGGACCGCGAGCAGCTGAGGAAAGCACTGAAACGGATGTGCTGGAAAACGACAATGTATTTAAGCCCTTTATTGAGGGAGGCGCAGGAAAGACGTATTGATGAATGGTTAGGAGAGGAGGCTGGTCCAGAATGGAGAGAGTAATGGAGCAGAGCGTGGAAGAGAAAGAAGAGGTAAAAGGAACCAGCAGAGAGCCTGGCGCACTGGCAGGGGTGTACGAGGTGCTGAGCCAGCGGGCTATTGATGAAGCTATCCGCATAGGCGTAGAAGCAGGCACGGCAGCGGCGGAGAGACGCCTGGAAGAGGGCAAAAAGGAGCAGACAAAGGGAAGATATACCCGGAGACTGCACAACACACGCCTGTTGCTGGCAAATTACCGGAATCTGAAAGAGCATGTGAGTGGTGCAGTATTTAATGGCCGCAAGGCAAAAGAGAGCGCCCTGGACATTCTGGACGGCCTGGACAGCTTCGAGTACGAGGACAATTATTATATTGGCAGCATTAAGCAGAGTCAGCAGCGCACATTGATCATACTGACACACATTGACGAAATGCTGAAATTGTACCGGATATCATGCGAGCAGAGCGGCAAGGCAGAGGAAATGCGCCGGTACCGGATTTTGCACGCTGCATATATCGCGCCGGAAAAGAAGAGTGCAGAAGAAATTGCACGCGAAAATTGTGTAGAAAAGCGCACCTATTACAGTGACCTGGGAAAGGCTGTAAAGCCGCTGTCTGCACTGATTTTCGGCATTGATGGCATAAGACTTGCATAGTGCCTGCACGGTGCAAAAAGTAGACATTTTCAATGCACTACATAGATGTTAAAATGATAGAGTGGAGGAATTGGAGAAATGGCAAGAAAGAAGAAAAAAGACGAGGTTGAGAACTATTTCAACAACGTGGCCAACTACCAGACCGAAGCGGAAGCAAGGGCCGTTACGCCGGAGGGTGTAAAGGTCTTTTGTGCTTTTGACGAGCTGGTACCTATTGGCAAAGTGGTTCCGAACCCTGGAAACCCAAACACCCATCCACCTAAGCAGGTCGCACTGCTGGCTGCCATTATCAAGGGGCAGGGATGGAGGAAACCTATTACAGTGAGCAAACGCAGCGGCTTTGTTGTGACCGGTCACGGACGCCTGGAAGCTGCACAGTCCATGCAGGCCAGTGTTGTGCCTGTTGAATACCAGGAATATGCCTCGGAGGCAGAGGAGTACGCTGATCTGATGGCAGACAACCGCCTGGCGGAGCTGAGTGAAATGAACACCTCGGCGCTGGCAGACATGCTGCAGCAGATGGATACCGGGGAGATACCGCTGGAAATGAGTGGCTACACAGAGGAGGATCTGGAAGATCTACTCAACGCCCTGGGAGGCGTGGACGATACGGAGAACAACGGAGAGGACACCGTACCGCCACCGAAAAACATTCCTATGACCCACGCCGGAGATATTTGGCACCTGGGGCAGCACCGCCTGATTTGTGGAGACAGCACCAAGCCAGAAACCCTGCAGAAGCTGTTGGGGGATGAACTGGCGCAGTGCGTGAACACTGATCCACCGTATGGCATAAGCCTGGATGGTGGCGGAGGAAACGGGAAGAGACAGAAACAGCAGATCGAAAATAACGGCATGATCGCCAACGACGAGCTGACCGACGACGACCTCCTCGGTAAATTACTGATTCCGGCATTTAAGAACGCCGTGAAGTACAGCAAGCCAGATGCTGCATTTTACATTTACCATGCGACCGATACCCGCAGGGACTTTGAGGACGCTATGACAGCCGCAGGCCTGCTGGAAAAGCAATACTTGATATGGTTGAAGAACAACCACAACCTGAGCGGTACCGATTACCTGAGAGACTTCGAGCCTATGTTTTATGCAGAGAAAGCAGGACATACGGCCAAGTGGTGCGGGGATCGTAGCAACAACACCTGCTGGAAGATAACCCTCCGGGATGATGCAGGCATGGCAACCACCCTGAGCGGTGGCATTGTTGTAACTGACGGAGCAGGAGGCAAGGCTTTTATTTCTGACAAGGTACCAAAGGGAAAGAAAATCCGGTACCTGAGACTGCAGGAAGATAAAAGCGTTTTCTTATACCCGGAAGATAAGCAGGGAGCCGTTTGGGAAGTGGCAAGAGATACGGCGACGTTCCATCCGACGCAGAAGCCCGTGGAACTGGCCACAAGGGCGATACTGAACAGCTCGGATCCGGGAGATATTATCCTGGACCTGTTTGGCGGTTCTGGCTTCACGCTGATCGGCGCGGAAATGACCGAGAGACAGGCCAGGCTAGTAGAGTTAAGCCCAACCTATTGTGATGGAATTATTCGGCGGTATGTAAGCTATACCGGCAATGCTGGTGTGACATGCACCAGGGACGGCAAAGAATACGCATACGTGCAGCTGAATGAGGAAAATATAAAGGCAAATATGCCGGATCCGGAAGAAACGCCGGAAGCTGCTGAGGACATCAATGTCCATGGCAAAGAGTAACACCTGAGAGGGCGGCCGCTATGGCCGTTCTTTTTATGTTTCGGAGAAAGGAGGGAGCAGCGCATGGCAGCAAAGAGAGACGCACCTGAACTATGGGAGCAGCAGGAGGGCGAGAAATCGCAGCATTACCAAAAGTTTTGTCAGTACAGAGATATGCCATACGGAACCCAGGGACGGGAACCGGAGAAAAGAAGCATCCGACGCCTGGCAGATGCTATGGGAATGAAAAGCAAAAGCAGCATTGAAAAGCTGAGTACGCAGTGGAACTGGGTAGAACGCGCAGCGGCCTATGATGTTTACATGACCGAGCTGGAACGCTTCAAGAATGAGCAGGAAATCAAGAAAATGCACGAACTGCACGCAAAACTGGGCGTGCAGCTTTTGAATAAAGCCACCCGTGGCCTGATAGCCCTCCGGGATAATGAATTGTCTGCACAGGACATTGCCCGACTGGCAGACGTCGGCGTGAAGATAGAAAGAATGAGCCGCGGCGACAGTGCGGAGAGCATAGCCGTGAGCGCAAAGGCAACCGTTGAGCATAGCGGCGGCCTGGAACTGAGCGGCAGCATTCCGGACATGTCCGACCTATCAGACGAGGAGCTGGAAAACCTTGAGCAAATACTGGGAAAGCTACATAAATAGCAGCCAGTTTGACCCAGGAACCCTGTTAAAAGGGATTCGCAGGGAACGGGCAGAGCGGTCCCTATCGGAGTTTATACAGCAGTCCTGGCCTATTATTGAACCGGGTACCACGTATATACCGAACTGGCACATTGATCTGATATGTGAATACCTACATGCAGTTAAGGACGGGGAAATAAAGCGGCTTGTGATAAACATCCCGCCCCGACACATGAAAAGCATAAATGTAACGGTGTGCTTCCCGTGCTGGACCTGGACCCAGGCACCTGAGAAAAGATTTATTAAGGTTTCGTACAGCGATTCCCTGAGCCGTAAGCATAACGTACTAAGCCGTGATATTATACAGTCCCCCTGGTACACTGAGAACTGGGGCGACATTGTAAAGCTGAAAGACGACGTAAACCGACAGAACGAATTTAAGAACACCCACCAAGGTATGATGTTTTCGACCTCTGTCGGTGGTGCACTGACTGGCGAGGGTGGCGACATAATTATAGTTGACGACCCGCAGAACCCGCTCATGGCCAACAGCGAGACTGAGCGGCAAAACACAATAGATTTTTTTAAGAACACACTGCAGACACGATTGAACGACCCGAAGAACGGCGCAATCATTATCGTTATGCAGCGCTTGCATGAGATGGACCTGACCGGTTACGTGCTGGCAGAAAACCTGGGCTATGAACATTTGTGTTTACCAGCTGAGGCAGAGAAAAAGACAATAATAACATTCCCGAAAAGTGGCAAGCAGCTCATAAGGGAAGAGGGGGACATCCTGAACCCCCAACGATACGACAAGGAATCCCTGGCTGGACTGAAAAAGAGTATGGGATCTTTGCAGTATTCTGGCCAGATGCAGCAGCGACCGGCGCCGGCAGACGGTAATATTTTCAAAAAGGCAGGGCTACAGCATTATTACAATCAAGCCCCGCATTGCAATATGATCATACAGAGCTGGGACATGGCATTTAAAGACAGCGACGGCAGCGCCAAGGTTGCCGGTTACGTGATGGGACGGAGCGGACCCAACGTTTATGTATTTGACCTGGTAAACGAGAAAATGAGTTTTACCCAGTCTGTGAAAGCGGTTCGGGATATGACAGTCAAGTGGCCAAAAGCCAGGGCAAAGGTTGTTGAGGACAAGGCAAACGGCCCGGCGGTTATGGATGTGCTGGGGAAAGAAGTCTCTGGTCTGGTACCGTTCAATCCACGCGGCAGCAAGGAAGAGAGAGCTATTTCAGTGACACCATATTTTGAGGCCGGGAACGTATTTTTTCCGGATCCAAACACGGCGTCATGGGTTACTGATTTACAGAAAGATTTACTG